AGAAAACCCTTTTTAATATGATAACAAAAGATGAAGCAAAAAAAATATGTTTGTTAAATAATTTAACAGATAAACAAATGTGTCAAGTTATTGAAAGATACATTTTAGATATGAAAAACATTAAAGTATCTATAAATAGACCAATGGATCTAATAAATATACAATTAATGAATATAGCATTTGAAAATTGTTGCAAATATTATAATTCAATTTAACGGAGATATTAACTTTTAAAATTATAGAGATGATAACAATAACAAACGAAGATAACATGGCACTAATGAGCCGATACCCTGACAAATATTTTGATTTAGCAATAGTTGATCCACCTTATGGAATTGGAATTGGTAAATTTAAACAAATGGGCAAAAAAGGTAAAAATAATATTACTAAGTATAAAACCTCAGAATGGGATAATAATACCCCAACTAAAGAATATTTTATTGAGTTAATGAGGGTTAGTAAAAACCAAATTATTTGGGGTGGAAATTATTTTATAGATAATTTATATAATACAAGTTGTTTTTTAGTTTGGGATAAACATTACATACCTGAAGGTTTCACTATGTCAGATTTAGAAATAGCTTGGACGTCATTTAAAAGCCCATCTAAAAAAATAAGAGTTCCCAGAAATAAAGTAATGAATTGCGTTAGTAATAATAAAGATAAGGCAATACAATATTCTAAAATACATCCTACTCAAAAGCCAATAGATTTATATAAATTTTGTTTACAAAACTACGCTAAACCAAATGACAAAATCCTAGACACTCATCTAGGCTCTGGCTCAATAGCAATAGCCTGTCATGATTACGGTTTTGATTTAACCGCTTGTGAGTTAGATAAAGAGTATTACGATAAAGCTATGTTAAGACTAGCTAACCACCAATCACAAACTAAACTTTTTTAACCTATGATACTAAACATACTTTACACAATAGCCAGAATTTTACTATTCCCAATTAAATTTTTAATTTTGTTAGAATTAATAGATTTTTTGTTATATTTGTAATTGATTAAACAATTTTTATCAAAATGGATAATAGAGCTAATAATGGCGGTGCTAGAGAGGGTGCAGGTAGAAAGCCTAAATCAGATGAATTAAAAATGATAGAAAACATGGATGCTACTAAAGCATCTATTGAAGTGTGGGTTAAATTAGCTGAAAAAGTAGAAAGTGGAGATGTGGCAGCTATAAAATTATGGCTAGAATATAGATTTGGTAAACCTAAACAATTAATAGGATTAGTAACTGAAAATGAAACACTTGAACAGGTTTTTAAAATTGGCGGTGTTGAAATTAAACTTTAGATAATATGTCAAATAAACAAATACTATTTGAAAGCTTTCCCAAACAGGATGAATTTTTAGAGGCAATATTCTCTAATAAATACAATTTCATCATGTACGGGGGAGCTATTCGTTAGCCCCTTAGTAGTAATATTAAGGGGGAAAAGATACGAGGCGGCAAAACTTTTGCAGGATTAGGAGCTTTATTACTACTTTGTAAGATGTACCCTAAAAGTAAGTGGTGTGTAGTGCGTTCTACACTCCAAACATTAAAACTTAATACAATACCATCATTTACTAAAATTTGCCCTACTTCATTTGTTAAAAAATACAATCAAGACACCCAAACCGTAACTTTACAGAATGATAGCCAAATTATATTCTTAGGCGAAAATTATGCAGATGATAAAGAGTTAAATCGATTTAAAGGATTAGAAGTAAATGGTTTTCTTTTAGAAGAGGTAAACGAATTACAGCAAAAGACTTTTTATAAGTGTATTGAACGTGCAGGATCACAAATAATTGAAAAGCAACCTAAACCAATAATTTTAGCAACTTGTAATCCTGCTAACAATTGGGTTAAAGAGTTAATTTATAATAAGTGGAAAAATAGTACCTTACCACCTAACTGGCTTTATATTCCTTCTAAGATTACAGATAATCCATTTATACCATTAGATTATTTAGAATCTCTTAAATCAATGCCTAGATATGAATATGAAGTGTTTGTTGAGGGTAACTGGGATTTGCAGGAACGAACAGGAGCAGAGTTCTATAAATACTTTAGTTTAGATAAACACGTTAAGCTATGTCATTATGAACCTACATTACCTTTACACATTAGCTGGGATGAAAACGTTAATCCATATTTACCATGTGGTATATTCCAAATATCCAATAAGCAAATAAGGTTAATTGATACTATTTTAGGTGTTAATCCTAGAAATACAATAAAGGATGTTTGCAATGAGTTTAAACGTAAATATCCACACCATGAAAGCGGCTTGTTTATTTATGGAGATGCAACCAGTCAAAAAGAAGATGTTAAGCAGGAGAAAGGACATAATTTCTTTAAACTAATACAAAATGAATTAACTAATTATAGACCTATTATGAGAGTTAGTAAATCTAATCCTTCAATAGTTATGCGTGGTAATTTTTTTAATACAATTCTTTTTAGTAATTTTGGCGATATTGAGTTTATAATTAATCCAGAGTTAAAAGAAGCAATACAAGACTTTACTAATACTAAAGAAGCAGCAGATGGAACTAAGGATAAAACAAAAGTTAAAGATGCTAAAAGTGGTGTATCATACCAACCATTTGGACATATTAGCGACTTAACAGATTATTTACTTTGTGAGGCATTTAAAAACGAATATCAAATGTATCAAAAAGGAGATATTACTCAATACGCAAGAAAAATAGGAGTAGCACCAATAAACGTAAAACATAGATTATAATGAAAGTAAAATCACACAAAGAACTAATTGATGGGCATAATACAATAACATTCTTTATTGAAGATGTTAGCACAAACAGCCTTATCCATTCCGATACGTTCATAATAACTAAGAAAACACGTATTAAAGAGTTGAAATACAACTTTATAACCTACGTTCAGGATATGCACAAATTAGAATTAGCTATGCTTAATGCTGAGGTTCATAAGATTAAAGAGAATAAGGTTAAATTAGATTTAGAAAATATTAGTAACAATAGTATTAATTAAGCATATTTTGTTTATATTTTTGTACAATGGCTAGACTTTTAAGAGATAATGATTATTTGCGTGTTATTCAATCGGATAACTTAGCTCAAATAATCGAATCTAACCAACAAACTAAACTAGATGTAGAGCAATCCGCACAAAGCGAAATGATTAGCTATTTAGCACAACGCTATTTAATTAATTCTATTTTTACAGATACTAAAGTTTTTGATGTTACTGCTACTTATAACGGCAAACAATTAGTTGAATGGACTGCAAGTGCTTTTAGTGCTACTACTGTTTACACTACTGGACAATATGTAGTTTATAATGGTAATATTTACAAATCTATTGCAGGATCAACAGCACACGCTTTTAATGCTTCTGAATGGACTTTAAAGGCTGTTGATAAATCACTATTTTATGTTACATTACCAGAAGATGAGTATAATAACTCTACTTCTTATGTTGCTGGAGATAAGGTTTATTTTGATAATATTGAATACACTTGTTTATTAAACTGTAAAGGTATTTTACCAACTGAAACACAATTTTGGAGCGTTGGTAGTGCTTATACATTAACTGCTGCTTACCCAGATGATACTACTAAATGGACAGAAGGAGATAATAGAAACCAACAAATAGTAATGTATCTTTTAGATATTACTTTATACCATTTACATAGCAGAATTAACCCCCGTAATGTTCCAGATTTAAGAAAGGAACGTTATGATGGAAATAATGCTACACAAAACGGTGGGGCTATTGCATGGCTTAAACGTTGTGCAAGTGGAGATTTAACAGCAGATTTACCTAGTATTTTACCACAACAAGGTGTTTCAATTAGATGGGGTAACTCAAACGGTGGTACAATTAAAACATCAAATCAACTTTGGTAATGAAATTATTTGGATATAACATAGATTTTAATAAAGTACAGAATGTTTCTGTTAATATGCCTAAAACGGCAGATATTAGAAAACGTATTACTACTCCTACACAATTATACAGAGGTATTACAGATATATCTACTTATAAAAGTGCAGTTATTAGAGCTGAATCATTAACGGCTCCGCAACGTTCGGAATTATATAAGGTTTACAAAAATATTGAATTAGATGCTCATTTAACAGCAGCAGTAAACCAACGTAAAAACTTAACACTATCTAAAGATTTTGATGTTTTATTAAACGGTGAAGAAAGCGAAGATTTAGAGAAAATTATTAAGCATAAATGGTTTAGAGATTTTATAGATTATTCATTAGATGCTATTTTTTACGGACATTCATTAATTCAATTTGATAGCGTTATAGATAATGCTTTTAAATCAGTTGAATTAGTACCTCGTGAATACGTTAAGCCCGAATTTCATATAGTAACTAATACCTATGCAGATTTAAGTGGTTATCCTTACTTAGATCCACCTTATAATAATTGGTGTATTGGAGTTGGTAAGGATAGAGATTTAGGACTGTACATGAAAGCAGCCCCTTTAGTTATTTGGAAGAAAAACGCATTAGGAGCATGGAGTGAATTTGTAGAAATATTTGGTAGCCCTATTAGAATAGGTAAAACTAATACTAGAGATGAAGAAACACGAGCTAATATGGAATCAATGCTTAGAAATATGGGTGTAGCTTCTTATGGGGTGTTTGATACTGATGATTTAATTGAGTTAGTAGAAAGTAACCGTTCAGATGCTTATAATGTGTTTGATATGATGATACAAAGATGTAATAGCGAAATATCAAAACTTATTTTAGGGCAAACAGGAACATTAGATGAAAAAGCCTATGTAGGTAGTGCAGAAGTACAAGAACGTGTTTTAAAGAATGTAGCTTATAACGATGAATTTTTTATTGAAGGTGTTTTAAACTATCAATTAGTTCCAATGATGACACGTTTAGGTATATTCCCTGAAGGTGTTAAAATAACAGTTAAAGCAGAAGATGATTTAAGTCTAATTGAACAGTCTAAAATAGATATTGAGTTAATCAAAACTGGTAAATTTACTTTTACTCCAGAGTATTTAGATGAAAAATATGGTAGTGAGGTTGTTGTAGTTAATGATCCTACCGATGTGGTAAATATTAAAAATAGATTAGATAATCTCTATAAATAATGTGTTCATTTTGCGACATACAAAATGCTGCACCAATTAACATATTTTCAGACGAAGAAATTGAACGTATTGTTATCGGTGTTTATAGTGGTTTAATTACTCCACAATCTTTAGACGTTGCAACCTATTTACGAGTAGCCGAAAAGCTAACTAATGGTGTTTATAATGGCTTTGGTAAGTCTTTAACCGATGTTGAATGGAATAGTCCCGATTTTAAAATGCTTAACGATTTAAGAAATAACGTTTATGTATTTTCGGGAGCTAAACAGTACCACCAAGTACGTGAAATGGTAGATGCTATTTACGACAAAGATAGGATTAAACCATTTAGCGAGTATAAAAAAACAGGTACTGATATATTCAAAAATTACAATGAAAACTATTTAAGAGCTGAATATAACGCTGCCATATCACAAAGTAGGAGTGCTAGTATGTGGATGGATATTGAAAGTAATTCAGAATTATTACCTATGCTAACTTATAGCACAGTAGGAGATGGAAGGGTACGTCCTGAACACGCTATGTTAAATAATATTTCACGTCCAGTAAATGATAAGTTTTGGGATAACTATTTTCCACCG